GGGCCAGCTTCATAAGGAATAGTGGGGGGTGTCACTGCCGCAGACAATACCACACCTTGATACAGGGTATCAAATTCACTGTTGGTCACTGCAATACCAGTGATTTGTTTATCTGTGCGTATTCCGTAGGTGATGTTTTGGAATCTGCAGCGATCAAATGTGATATGGTCGCAAACATTCACAGCAGAAGTAGCACCAGGTCCCGGAACTCCACTGTCAAATCTCACGGCTGCTATGTTGTCTACAACGTTGGGATCAAATCCAGGATCTGTGATATCAACACTGGAAAATGGTCCTGTAAAAAACACACTTTGAAACCAACAGTTACGTGCTTGTTCTACCAATACCCCGTTAGTGATTTCAGACGTCTGGAATGACATTGACGAGATTTCAATATTGCGTGGCGGAGTGGCACCGTTGGTACCAATGTTGGCCCCAGTTTGCTGTCGGCTATCGGTGAATCTAGCCACGTAATCGTTGAGTCCTGCCGATGAATCATCAGTTTGCAACAGTATGATCGTACAGTCTGCGCCTTCGCCCATGAGCTTGGCGTAAGTCGGTATCAACAGAGAACTAGTGATTCGGTAAGTGCCTGCTGGAAAAAACAAACTTCTACGTATGGAGGTGTTGGTTTCTCTGCAATATAACTGGAACAATGCCCGATTTATAGCATCGGTATCGTCTGCGCTACCATCGCCTACCGCTCCAAAGTCTCGTACTGATGCTTGGTCATCCAGCTTGGCCTGTACGCTGCGAACTATGGGGGTGCTGGCTGTGGGTCCAGTCTGCGCAGCATAGCCTACTGCGATGTCTTCGTAAGTATAATCACTCAATACTGTGATGTCAGAAAACTCTGTGAGGATTTCAGTATTGCCGACTAAAGGGGCACCTTCGGCGAGAGTTCCGTTGCCTATGAAAAGCCTGCGACTGTCTGTGCACCAGCCAAATTCAGCGCCGTCTAGCTGAGGGAGGTCTTCAGTGAGCCCTTTTCTATTGGTGATGCGTGAAATCTGTACTATGGCCATGTGATCTATCCTGTGATGCTATATTTAGCCGTAATTTTGATAGTATTGTTCTACACGATGCCACCAGGCCGATCTTGCTCGATCAAATTCAGCGCCTTCGATGATGAATTCTTGATACTGGGGCTGTGTAAGAATATTACCTGTCGAGTCAGAGTCTGGCTTCACACACATCAATATCACCCCTTTTGATATCTTTGATCCATAGACTTCATTGTGAGCTTCGGCATAGGCTGCGAGCTGCAATCGATAATCTTCGATCCATTCTTCTTTTTTGGGACGGTTAGTCTGCTTATAATCCAGTATAGCCGGAACTCCCTGGTGTAATCCGCAACCGTCTGTGGTACCAGCATATATTTCGGGAAAATACAGTGGAATTTCTACTCCCCAAAATTCAGTCACATGTTTTAAACCTTGTTGTATCACAGTCTCGGCCATGGCATGACTAGGCCAGGCAAACGGATTAGATGGTCGTTCACTTAGCTCGCCTGTTCGAACATAGTGTTCTAAGAAAGAATGCATGCGAGTGCCTCGATTAGCTGCTTCGGTTGTAATTTGTTGTGCGCGTTGATGTCCTACTCTCTGCTTCCATTTTTCCAAGGCTGCACGGCTTTCCTCGGGTTTGGTTTTGTCTAGGATTGTTGTGACTGAAGGCAATGGTTGGCCGCTGGGGTCTACATAATATCTTTTGCCATGAGAAGAAACTTTTTCTAGATGTTGGTAGCGATATCGTTCAATTAGCATTGTTTAAATTTTTCCGTTTCCACAAAAGCCAAAGATCATGATTGTTTTTTGCATGGGCATGCATACCCGCCAATAATTTGTCTCTATCGGGGTGATTCTTTATGAATATCAATTGATCACAAATCTTCATTAGTCTAGAATATGGAGTTAATGCATGGTCATAACTTTCATCTATGAAATCATAGAATGTTTCAAATCCCATGTCTCTGAGACTCTGCAATGACCCCGGTCCAGACAGCAACAAAAATGGTTTGCCGGTATAAAGGCATTTTGCAGTTTTTTCTGTGAACCAATGCGGAGAGTACATATCAGTCTCTACGATGATCTCAATATGGTAATTGCCACTCAGGACATGATAGGTTTTGCAGGCATCTTCCCAACCTATTGTTCCATTTCCTCTCCACTGAGTAGGCAATTCGGTATCTTGGTCAAACTTTTTTTCTAACATCCACTGGCATTCTTCTGAGTAACAACCATGGGTGAATTTAAAAAACTCAATGACTTCCGATGGGCTCCAGTTACAACACATAAAACAATCATTGGCCAGCCTTGAATCCAGGGTATATAAAGTTCTAAATCTCAGAGGAGTAAATCTACCCAAACAAATACCAAAAAGTCGAGCTGAGTTCGTTGGGATTGATGATTGTGTAGATAGATATCTATCTATATTAGCGAAGATATCAAGATTATCTTTGAAATTATGCCAACCGTAAGATTCGTCAACGCAGGAGGAGATACAAGTTATTGTAGACCTATCAATTGGGATGGTATCACAGAGATGATCTAAAAACTTTGCAAATCCATTGGCAATAAGATTTTCTCCGTCTCTTGCTTCTATCACTATATTCTTGCCGTGATGATGCTGATACAAACAATCTTCGACTAATTCTCGCTGCTTTTGATCAAACGCAGAGCCAATATAGTGACATTCGATGTAAATGCAATCGTCTTGGACTGAAATGAATGGCTTGCGGAAAAACAAACTAGACTCTAAAACTTTCGCCGCACCCACAACGATCTTTTTCGTTGGGATTCTTAAACTCAAATCCTTCGTTGAGTCCCTGTTTCACATAATCAACAGTCATGCCCTTGAGATAGACTTGATGTTTTTTATCAACTACCACCGGAAATTCTGATGGCCCAACATTATCAGCGTCACTGCCATCAACAAAGGTTCTAACATATTCTAACACATATGCCAGCCCCGAACATCCTGTGGTTTTCACACCAATTCGGATACCGGCATAATTTTTGATCTCGCATAATTTTTTTATTTTGTCACGAGCAGAATCAGTGAATGTGATCATGGCATTTCTCCCCAAGCATCCAACAGTTGATCATAAGATATGTTCTGCCAACCAATGGTCAACACAAATCTTTTCAAGTTTGGATCGCATTGTGTCACGCTGTGTACATCAGAATTATTAAACAAACATGCCTGCCCACAGTCCAGGGTCAAGGATGTTGTGGGTTTCAACGACCATAAACTGCGCAATGATAATTCAAATTCAGGCCCTGCGTCAAACCAATTAGTTGTTTCACCATTGGTTAAAATAGCCACAGTAAGACTTGCAGTATCGCCACCATCAGCAGCATCTGAGTGTGGCATCAAACCACGAATGTGCTGCGAGGCTTTGAGCCGAATCTTGGGCTGTACTGGAATCAATGTCAAAAAATCCCGATAGTAATTCTTTATTGATTGCTCTAATTCTTTCTCTAAACGGTAAACCTGAAAAATTCCCGACCCAAGATACCATTTGTAAATCAATTTTTTATCTAACTGTCGAGGACTCCGAGATGTTTGTGTGAATAGCGAAGGGATGATCCTGTCAGTCTTGATGTGTGTCAGGATTTCACTTAGAATGTCCGGCGACAGATCTAGCTCAGGAACCAAAAGAGCTTGGCTGCGACTATGCCTCATGTTTTTTACGATAATCTTCGATAGCTGCTTTGATGGCATCCTCGGCCAGTATAGAACAATGGATTTTCACTGGGGGCAGGGCTAACTCTTGAGCGATTTGAGTGTTGCGAATCGTGGCTGCTTGGTCAAGAGTTTTGCCTTTGACCCACTCTGTGACCAACGAGCTACTGGCTATTGCAGATCCGCATCCATAGGTCTTGAATCGTGCGTCTTCGATGATTCCAGCATCGTTGACCTTGATCTGTAATTTCATGACATCTCCGCAGGCCGGGGCGCCCACCATTCCTGTGCCTATGCTGGGGTCAGTTTTGTCAAAGGCACCTACATTTCTTGGATTTTCATAATGATCTATAACTCTGTCAGAGTAAGCCATTGCTATCTCTCCTTGGCAAACATTTTTTATTTTACAACTTTTAGGACACAAAATCAACTAGTCTGACTATCTCTAGCGATTGAAAGTTTTGGTTCATTATTTATTTTTTTGAAAAACTAATTCGTGTCTGTTGATGTCTGTGGGGCAAAATTTACATTGCGCAAGTTGATCATCGATGTGATCAAAAAAATCCTGGCCCCGTTGATGAAATTCATCAACTGACAATGGTTTGTAATCACGCAATAATCTTTTATCTGATTCATCAAGATCTAAACCAAATTGATCATCAAGCTCCGGAAAAAGAGCCACGGGTCCACATCTATAAATTTTGCCTCTGATAAAATGATAATTTTTGTGTCTAGCAAATCCGCAGGCATTGAATGCCTGTGTGGGGTCGCTTTGATGTAAAGTCAATGTTCCTTGGGGTGTACGACGCAAAGCATTGGGAACAAATTGATATTGATCCCAAACTTCAACAAAAAAAGTTTCACAATCCGGATCAACGAATGATTTACAGCCACCACATTTGGTTTTTTCGGGATCATCTATCTCAATTACATCTTTGCCAAAGAATTTGCGTATCTTAGAATAGATTTCTTGGCGCTGAGTCCGGTCATGCAGGCTGACTCCGATCCAACCAATATTTTGCTTGCCCATGAACATCGCATCATACAAGCCCGGAACTTTGTCTATGGTGGTACCATTGGTCAAAACCTGCACAGTATAATTCCATGCAGAGTATAACCCACGGATCCAATCTTTGACGCTGGGATTCAGCAATGGTTCGCCTCCCATGACAACAATTTTTTTTACATCAATATATTGAGACCAGCGTTTGATTATGTCTGCATAATCATTCCAATGTTGCCAACCTCTAAAATTTAAATCATTGAATCTGTTACAACCCTTGCAAGTAAGGTTGCATACGTTGGTTATATAAAATTCGAGTTTTGGGATGACCAGACGATGGGCAGGTCTTACAAACACATCATTTCATGGCGCGTTTGGCCATGCTGTCTACGGTCTTTTGGGCTTGATCCACGCTCATCTGCGCTGACACTTCGGCTTCTTCATCACCACCACGGAACGTGACTTGATCGTTTTCTACATTAGCGATGATGCCATCTAGGGGCGATTTCAGCGCCATGTCCCGCAACTGATCTGCGGTCATAGGTATGCCCAGATTTTGTGCAAGTTTTAAAAAAGCCGGTACGGAGATTTTCCGCGCCACGTTTTCATCTTGTGCTCTGTTGTTGAGGAATTTGGCCAAGGCAGCAAGGCGTGAATCTTGCCCGGCTGCACCGGCGAATTCTTGTATCAACATGTTATCTACGCTCGCGACCCAGCGCAGCGCCTATTTCCTCGTCTTCGTCGCCTTCGATGTCAAGATTGGCATCAAGGCTGAGATCGGCATCGCCTTCGTCTGCGCCAAGATCTGCGCCAGCAGCTGGGGGCAATCCACCAGCCATGTCATCGGCTCCGGGCACCGTGGGAGCCTGGCCAGTCAATACACCTTGTGCTGATTCTAGCTCGGTCTTGCCACTCTGTACTGCAGTGAGCAACTGTGTGAGTGCCGCAGAAGCAGCGCTCTGGAACTGGGTAGCCTGCTCAGTTCCCATGTCGTTCTTGATGCTGTTGGCCAAGGCCGGAAGATCTTTGAACTGCATTTCAGAAATGTCTTCCAGCATGCCTTGTATGCGATCGATCATGTCCTGTGCGGCCAGCACTACCTGTGCTTGTTGCACTTCACTTTCGCTGACCATGGCTCGATTCTTTTTGCCCTCTTTGGCCAGCGCGATGCGATTTACGGTCTCCTGCTCATCTCCTGTCAACTTTTGCCCAGTGTTGACCTTTTTTATCACAGCCTGAGCCTTAGGGTCACGCAATGCTGCCCCGGCCATGCCAGTGGTAGCAGTACCTGTGGTGCCAGTGGGTGTGATGGTCTGTTCTGCTACTCTGGCAGATAGGCCTTGCTCCATGATCACCAGCTGGAGGTATCCGGGATCCTGTTCGCTGCTGTGGAAGCCAGGACGACTGCGATGTTCTTTCAGTAGGCCACGCACCCGTTGCAGCATGCCTTGGGCACGGCGTGGGCCAATCACTGAAAAATCAATGCTTCGACCCGCTTGGCTTTCTAGCACTTGGGCGGCTTGTTCTGTGGGGCGC